GCCACCGAAAACACGAACGACTTTATTCTAGAAATTTATTGCTTCGATATTATTCAAAAAGACCGCGCAAATATTAACGTAATTTTGTCCGACTGCCAGCAAATTCTTTACGACCTTTACACGTACTTCATAAACTCGAATAACTACAACTTCGACCTAGTAGATACACCTAGTTTTAACCCGTTAAACAACGACTTACTAGACTACGCAGCGGGTTGGGTTATGACTGCTACCTTTGCCGTAAACAACTGGACAGACTGCGCCGTACCACTTAAACAAGAACCGAACTAAATTTAATATAGTTATGGCAATCTATAACCGCTCATGGCTACACACAATAGCCCACGACTTACAAGCCCCCGACGTAGACGGCAACCTTTGGCAATCAATCTGTAAGCACTACGGAATAACACAAACAAAAAACGGCACTTGGCTAGAAGCACTTTGCGACTTTTTCAACGTAAATAAAGCCGACGGCGAAGCATGGATTCAAGCCTTAGCTTTAGACTTTGGCGCTACAGGTCCTGTAAACGGATCATGGATTGAAGCCCTAGCCCTACAAATACAGGCTAACGCTGACTTAATCGACTTATTTATAGACAGAATAAACACGGACGGCGGTACTTTTGAGGCCGAAGTCTGCCTAGAAGAAACATTAAACACTTTTGAAATATGAGTCTACTTGACACAGCATCCCTAATTGTAACGCCAAACGGATATAAGGAGGGCAAACTTTATTCCGTTATTCCGTCGGACGGAAGTGGCGATATGTCAGTAACACGAGCGACCACCGCAACACGAGTAAACTCTGCTGGCTTGGTGGAGTTAGTGCCTTACAATGTAATTAGATATAGCCAAGAATTTGACAATGCTTCGTGGTCATATTACCAAGCTACAATAACACCAAATGTCATAACTGCTCCAGACGGAACAATGACGGGTGACAGATTGAACCAAGCTACGGGAACGGGTGGTAATGTTGTTTATAGCAATGAAACTTTAAGCACTGGCAATATAACTTTGTCAGCATACCTAAAACTTGGAACGGGTAGTTTTGGCGCAGTTTCTCTTTACGATGGTTCGTGGAAAAACGGATATTTCAATTTGACTACGGGTGCGGTTCACTACACAGACCCAGGAGTAACCGCATCTATTCAAGACGCTGGCAATGGTTGGTGGAGATGTATTATTACAATCAATTCTGTAAGCAATTCAGTAACTACAAATGTCGGTCACGTTTTAAATTCGGGTGAGTTCGGCTACATTTGGGGTGCTCAACTTGTCGAGGGCTCAACCGCTAAAGACTACCAAAAAACGGAAACAAGACTTAACATCCCAAGACTTGACTACTCAAACGGAACTTGTCCAAGTTTACTTGTAGAACCGCAGAGGACGAATGTAAGCCAATATGTTGAAACTGGAAGTGCAAGTTTTAATTCCGCAACAGTAGTTTCAGCTTCGAGTCTTCTCGGTATGAGTGCTTTCCAAGTTACTACCAATATACCAACTTTTGGAGATGCACCTTATATTTTTTCAAATACCAATTTTGCCGCCAACACAAGCTATACATTTTCTTTCTATACTGACTTCAATCAATGTTCAGGAACTAATGTATCCGCAAGTTTCTTGGCGTTCTTTCCAAGTATTGCATATTGTGCTATTGATGTAGATAAAGTAACCAAAGCAATTACAACTACAAATGTCGGTGGTGTATGGACAATAAATAGCTATGAAGCTAAACAAATAAACGGGGAGATATATCGTATTTATATAACTGCTACCCCTAACGCTTCGGGAAGTGGTGCAAGAAATTACTTATTCGGAAACCCAAATTTATCTTCAATCAAAATTGCTGGGGTTCAACTTGAAGCTGGAAGCTATGAAACATCTTATATCGAAAAGACAACCTCTGCAAGTGTAACACGAAACGCAGATGTTATTTCAAAGACTGGTATTAGTTCGCTTATAGGACAAACAGAGGGGACAATCTTCTGCGAATTTTTCAATTATAATAACAATAATAGCATTTCAAATGTTCCGTTTTCAATTAGTAATGGTGCTTATGGGGATGCAGTATATTTCGAACAATATCAAAATACTTGGTATGCAATTATCTTTACGGGTTTCACTATGCAATTTCAATATGTTATTGGTGCATTAAGTGAAGACTTTCATAAAATTGCTATTGCGTATAAGACAAATGACATTGCCCTATATTTAGACGGAAACTTACTTGCCACAGATACAAGTGCTACAATACCACTTTGTTCCCGTACTGATATTGGAAATGTAGGTACTTCATCAAGTCCAGAACAAGTCGGAGTTAAGGCAGCCGCCCTTTGGAAAACTCGCCTTACAAATACTCAACTCGCACAACTTACAAGCATATGATTTACAAGCTAACATACACAGACAAGGAACAAGCACTCGCAGACTTGAAAGCAAAAGGCATTCTTGTTGAGGTGGAGTTCAACGGAGAAAAACACGAAGCATACGGAAACGGAGTGCAAGCAGTTGTAGAGATAGGACTTATTATGTTAACCCCTCCCGTAATGGAAGGAATGGAAGTAATTGAGCAACCTATCTACGCAGACGGATATCACTACGATGTAATGTCGGACAACACCTACGACTTCGGAGCTAACCTTGTCGAACCAAAGAACCCAAAGCACGCATTCGCTGGGCATAGTGTTAAAGAAGAGTTTCCATACGAACCTAACTTTCTAGAGAATGGCGTACAAGAATAACGGCGTATTCAATATTAAATACAAGACGCGTAACAAAATAGCCCGCACGCTAAAGAAAATCATAGCGTCTGAAGCCTTAATCGACACGGGAAGTTTATACGATTCGATACGTATTAATGCGCAAATACCCGCTTTAGGTGAACTAGAAATACAAATTCTAGCTATGTACTATTTCGGGTTCTTAAACAATGGGACGCGTAACATGGCGGCCTTTGATTTATGCGCAAAGCTTACCGAAGCCTTAAACGCTGACGGCACAACCGCAGAAATATTCGCGCAGTATACCGAATGGATGACAGAGCGTTACCCTATCTTAGAAGTAGCCACAATCTTAGGCCAAAAGAAAAGTGTTATTTACACGTTTGAACCTATAGGCGGTTCGTTTACCGACGATCTACTATTTCGGGGTTTCTAAGTAGCCCATTTCCTTACGCATACTTAACATATTAAACACAAAGATTAAGGGCAGTTCACCGACTGCCTTTATTTTTGTTATGTCACCTTCGCAAAGGTCGAACAAAAGACTTTCCCAGCCCCACTTCTTAGACTTCTTGGCTTGTTCTTGGGCCTTAAGTTCTGCCTTGTAAGCTTCTAGGCTGTCAAATTCTTTAACGTCTAGGGGTTCTTCTAGGTCTTCGTCGTCGTCTTGGTTAAAAAGGTTTTCGTATTTCTTTAGAAAGTCTTCGCGCCACTTTAAAAACTCAGGAATAAGCCCGTATATTTCCGTAATATTCAAGTCTTCGAACTTGTCGTAGGTCTCAAACGGACTAAATACATACGGCTCGAACTCGATATGCCCCCATTCGTCGGACTTAATACGCCTGTAAAAGATAGAAACTATATGCGAAATGTGTTTTAAGTAGTCGTTACTTACGAAATAGTTCAAGTCTATGAACTCGTCTAGGGTTAGTTTCTTAAACGGCTTTAGAATGTACGTTTCACCTTCTAGAATTAGTTCGTTTTTAAGGCCCTTTTTAGGCTCGCTAAGAACCCACTTAACCGACTTGAATAGTTCGGCTAGTTCATCTAAAGAAAGTTCTTCTAGTTCGTCGCTAGGTACGTCCAAAAGAATTGCAAGCGTTTCTAGTTGCGTGTTAAAAAAACCTTCGGCGTCTTTAAGTTCGCGAAGTTCTTTAAACTGGTATAGCTTAACATCATGCCACCCCTTCGGTACTTTCATTTAAGCTTTGAACTTGTTTGTTAATTGTTTCGGCAATAGCTACTAAATAAGGAACGGCTACTTCGGCGGGTAGTTCACGAATTATTTTAGACTTTAGTTTGATGTGCGCGTCGGTGTAGTGTTCTGTCTTACTTAGGTCGGTACGTTTGAATAAAACCGCTAGGGCCTCAGATACATACCCTTTATGTTTGTGCGCTAGTATCTTTTCAATATGCTTAGTGTCTTTTGCGGTAAGCTTAAAGTCTTGGTCGTAGGCTTGGTAAGTATAGCCGTCGTTTTCGAAACGCTTTAGTAGTACGCCGTCGGGATTCTTTGCCGTATTAAAAACACGGATAGCCTCTTTAAAATCTTCGAAGTCCATATCTTCAACCTCAGGAACGCCCATATACTTAAATACTTCTAGGTGTTTTTCTACATGATCCATGTCAGGGTTGGCGTGAATGCTAGTAATGTCTTCGAATTGTTGAATAGTTAATTCGTTTAACTCGTTCGGAATGTCTTTGTTACAAATTGTTACCATAGTTTTTTTGAACAAATATAAGCGTTTTTTAATATGGTTATGGTAAACGACTTACCCATTTACAAAATAACTATCGACCCCGAATACTCAGACGGCGAAGACTTAGGCATAGAACAAATTGCTTTTACGTCAAACCCCGCTATCAAAGTTAAGGGTATGGCATTCTCAAACGTAACTAAGCGTTTCTTTTCTGACGAATTAAAGTACCGCGTTACTGCACCCGCTATGATTCCTATGGAAATCTACAGACGCGACGACGAAGCGGGCGAATACTACGTACAATTCGAAGAAGAAACTATCGAACAAATCTACGTTAAGTTTATGCGCGACCTACAGAATAGGAACGTGTTTAACTTAGAGCATGATCCAAGTAAAGAAGTACCCGCGTACATTCTAGAAGCGTGGATAGTTGAAAACCCAACGCAAGATAAAGCCTTTACTACCTACGGCATCGAAGTACCGAAAGGAACGTTAATGTTAACGGCGCAAATTACCGACGCTGAGTACTACAATAAACTAGTAAAAGACGAACAACTAGGCTTTAGCATCGAGGGTTTTTTGGGAATGAAATTAAGTAACCAATTAACTAAATATAACATGAATTTCCCAGACGGAGAACACCTTATCGAAGGTAAAATCTACGTAGTTAAGGACGGCCAAGTTGTCGAAATTAAAGAAGTAGAAAAAGAAGAAGTCGAAATGGCTGAAGTAACTGAAGAAGTTACTGAAGAAGTAGCTATGGAAGACACTAGCGTAACCGAAGAAGAAGTCGTAGAAGAAGAAGTAGCTACTGAAATGGCTATCGACCCTGTCGCTGACTCTGAGGCTATCTTGGCTATCGTAATGCCATTAATCGAAGAGCGTGAAAAAGCTATTATCGGAATGGTTGCAGACCTTAAAAACCAAATCGAAGAACTCGGCGTAGTTAAAGAAGAAGTCGAAGACGAAATGGAAATGGCGAAAGAAACAAAAATGTCAGCTTTCGACAGATTTAAAGCGTTTCGCGCATCAAACAAGTAACAATTAAAAACAAAATAAAAACCAACACCAATGATTAGAAATCTAAAATTTGACTTGGACGTAGACACAAACGCGTTGTTATGTCCTAACCCAGACGAGTTTTACAGCCGTGCTTACTTAACTGAGGACATTGCTGATAACTACCGCACTTTGCCAGGCATTAAGTCGGCTACTAAATTAGCTAACGTTACTTTCGGTAACATCTTAGCGCCTTCAACTTGTAACTTTGCTGCACCTACAGACAACCTCGACGCAATTGACGTGACGGTGTGTGCCCTCTCAGCGATGAGCCAAATCTGTCAGTTCGATCTAGAGCAATCTTTCTTAGCTTTGCAAATGGCGCAAGGTTCAAACGGAGACTTTTCTGTAGCTTCTTTCATGTCTTACTACTGGACAGAAATGGCTGGTAAAATTGGTCAAGACCTCGAACTTATCAGATGGCAAGGTGACACTACAAGCTTAGACCCTGTTCTTTCTTTGTGTGACGGCTACTTGAAACAACTTTGCGCAGACGTAGCAGTAAACGGCCTTTATGGTGGTGCTATTACTTCGTCTAACGTATTGGCTCAAATGACTGCAGTTCTTCAGGCTTCGCCAGCAGCAGTTCAAGCTAAACGTGCGGACCTTCGTTTGTTCGTTTCATCTGACGTATTCGTTAACTACCAAATTGCTGCCGCTTCAGGTAACACTTTGACTTACGTTACTGCACCGCTTGCACCTACTTTCTTAGGAATTAAAATCGTTCTTGCTGAAGGTATGCCTGTTAACACTATGGTTCTTGCTTTGAAAACTGACCTTATCTACGCGTTCGACGCAGAAGGTGACGCTAAAGCATTGAAAGCAGTTAACCTTTCTGACTCAGTAGCTGAGCCTTACATTCGTACACGTGCGAACCTTAAAGCTGGATTCCACTATACGAACCCTGATCAAATTGTTCTTTACAACGTTTGTTTCGACTAATCGTTAACGACAATTTAAAAACATACGGGGCGGCCATAAAACGCCGCCCTTTTTTTTTAACTAAATAAAACTTATCAAAATGGCTTGTGCTACACTAGAAGAAATTCTAAAATCATGCGACAATAATAGCGGTGGTATTTACACCTTATTAATCAACCAACAAGACAACATTACGGGAATTACTACAGACGAAACAGGTACTAACTGGATCGTAACAGCTATTACCCACACTGCGCCTTACGTTGGTTTAGAGTTCAAAAGAAACA